TAATGATTCATAATGCGAATTTAGCTTCCAATCTAAGATGGGTTTATGAAGAAGGTTCTGTGCCTGAAGCGGAATGGGAAGCGTATTCATCTGCTCCCGGTGCATTACTCAAGTATAGGCAAGGATTTACACCTCCTACTGCTATACAACCTCAGCAAATTAACAATGCTTTTTTTACTACCGTGCAACAGGGTAAATCAGATATGGAATATATATCAGGTATTTACTCTTCAATGCAGGGGGACACTGGTGCGCAGCATGAGACTTACCGTGGCTTACTTGCTCAAGACGAGCATGGAACTAGAAGAATAAAAGCGTGGATGCAAACCATTGTTGAACCTGCATTGGAGCAGTTGGGGAAAGTATTTATGCAAATGGCACAGCAGACGTATCAAGCGCATAAGGTATTTAGGATAGTTCAGCCTAGTGGAATACAGGAAGATAGACAAGTTGAGATTAATGTACCGATTTATAATGACTTAGGTAAATCAATAGAAAAATATAATGATTATTCTTCTGCGAGATTTGATGTCAGAATAGTAGCAGGCTCTTCAATGCCTGTGAATAGGTGGGCATTATTAGAAGAATATTTTAGATGGTATCAATCTGGTCTTATTGATGACATCGCAATGTTGGGTGAAACTGACGTTAGGGGTAAAGAACAAATCCTTAAACGTAAATCAATATATTCTCAATTAAAATCACAAGTTGATGGTCTTGAAACTCAATTGAAAGATAAGATGGGTGAGAATGAAACTTTGAAACGCCAACTTGTGCAAGCAGATATTAAAGGTGCGACAAACGAAGTAGAGACGCAGATGAAAGATGAACTAGTAAAATCAAAAGCACAACAAAAACTTATGCGTCAACGAATGGCGGATAAAGACCAAGCGATGAAGGTAAAATAATACTTGCATCAAATTAACAGATAGGAGTAATATCACATGGAACAAACAGACAACCTGCAAGACAGCAGCCCTGATGTCCTAGAAGCCGTAACAGGTAGCCCAGCGGGATTAGACGACCCGGGTGCTTTTTTTGGTGCTTTAGACCAAGCGGCAAACGGACTTATAGTCGATGAAGGGCAACCCCAACAACAGACAACCTCGCAAGTAGCGAACCCTGTTGCCGAAGCCACAAGCAGTGGCGAAAACCTCAAACAACTTGAAAAGAGATATTCCGATTCTTCGAGAGAAGCAAAACGACTTAACACTCGCTTGAAGGAATTAGAGCAATATGCTCCTCTCTTAGATAAGATGAGGGAAGACCCTAAATTGATTACTACAGTTAGAGATTATATTCAGGGTAGTGGACAACAAGGAATCAAAGAAAGATTATCTTTAGATGAAGATTTTGTATTTGACCCCGATGACGCTTTTAGCGACCCAAAGAGTGATTCTGCAAAAGTTTTTGATTCAGTAGTTAACCAGAAGGTTTCTCAAATAGTTAGTGGGAAACTCGGTAAAGAAAAGCAAGAACAAGCTATTCAACAACAGGCGGCAGAGTTTAAAAGTCGCCACGATATGAATGATGAGCAGTTTGAAAACTTTATGCAATTCGCAACGAGTAGACCATTGAATTATGACGATATTTACTATTTAATGAATCGTGAAAGTCGGGACACTAATATAGCGTCAGAAACTAGAAAGGAAGTAGCAACTCAAATGCAGAATGTGAGGCAAAAGCCTATATCATTAGCAGGACGAGGCGCAGCTTCTACTGAAGAAGTTAAAGTTGAAGATGCTATCTTTAATTCCATGTTGAATGAAGGTTTAGATAACCTATTTGGACAATAATAAATACTCATAAAGGAGATTAACATGGCAAGTACACCATTACAATTAAGTAATTGGAATTTGGCAGACGTAGATTCCCCGGGTAGTTCAGGTTCCACTCTCAACACTGGTGTACTTCGCAGGAAGTATAACTTTGGCGACAGAGTAAGTGAACTTGCAATATCCCAAACCCCTTTCTTTCGGTTTTTATCGAAGGTAGGTAAGAATTCAACGGATGACCCAAGTTTCAAATTCACGGAAAGACGACCATCTTTCCATAAACGCTACTCATATGTAGTAGGAAAACACGCATCAGTAGCGGCAACTGGTAACGATGCGGCTGATGCAACAATGGTCGCAGGCGATGTATACCTGTTTATGGCAGGCGATTACAAATCTGCTGGCAATATTCAGAATGTGCAAGGTCAATCGAGTGGCGCAATCGCAGTAGGAAGCGCAGGGACTGCCCCTGAGTTTTTCTTACCAAAACAAGTACTCAAAGTACCTATGTCTGGTACCACAGATGGTGGAGTAACTGGTTCAGCTGGTGCTTTAGCGGTTGATGTTGATGACTATATGTTGTATCAACTTGATGATACCTATGTTCCCGTTAAAGGCTGGTTACAAATCCTCGCTGATGATGGAGCTACTTTAGGTACTGACGGGGCTGATTTCGCAGTAGGCGATTTTCATGCAAGTAAACCTGACGTAACAGAATATGTTGAGGCTAGGTTTGCTGAATGTGTTCGTATTAAAGTAGCGATAGTGAAGAATTGTATTTCTTCCGCTCCTGCTTTGGCTAACTTTGCAACCAACACCCCAGTACGAGATGTATATAATGAATCTATTTCCGATACTCTAGAAAAGTGTCGTAGTTATGTCGTTGGTAACGCATATGAAGAAGGTTCTACATTAATAAACAAAACATGGAACGACCAACCATTCTCCACAGGTTATGGGCAAACTCAGATTTGGCGTACTGAATTCGGTATGACAAACACAGCCCGTGCTACTATTTTGAAGTACGAAGCTAACGAGTGGGCTAGAATCTGGCGTGATAAGTTGATTGAACACAAATGGGATATTGAGCAATCACTTCTCTTTGGTTCTCAGCTTACTTCTGGTAGCTACAACTACACTCAAGGTGCAGTTGACTACATTCAGAATAATGGAAACGTATTCCAATTGCCAATCGCAACAAAGACTCAAGATGATTTTCTTGATGACCTTTCTAAGTTGGTAGACCCTCGCTATAATGATTCACAAGCGACTGTGTTCTTCTGTTCAACAGAAGTATACAATTGGTTGCATAAGTTGAGCGGTTACTTTTCCAACAATATTGCAAACGTACAACCCGGTGGATATGATGGTACGGCAGCAGGCGCAGGTGGCGCAGCTGGTTCAGTTGGCGGTTCCATGGGAAGTGCAGACTTTGCTATGTCAGGAAAGTCTAAGTCCTTTGGCGTTGATATCTCTCGTATCTCAACATTATATGGCGACATGAATATTGCTCGTCACATTATGCTTGATGGTACTAATGTCAAGATGCTTGGTGTAAACATGAAGCACGTTAAATATCGTCCATTGGTCGGTAATGGCGTGAGTCGTGATACTTCAATCTATGTTGGTGTTCAAAGTTTAGAGAACACTGGTACGGATAAGAGAGTCGATATGATTCTTACTGAAGCAGGTATGGAATTTCAAATGCCTGAAGCACACGCTATCTGGAAATAACAACTAAAGAATGTAGGGAGTCACTGACTTCCACACTCCCTACATTTTTAGCGAGGGAATGATATGGGACTAACTGCCATCTCAGGTGAAATTGAGAGTCTAGTAGGAACAACGACTGCCGATACAGAATTCATAGAATCTGCTCAAAGATTTGTTTGCTCAAGTATACCTAAAAATTATATGTGGGCTTATGCACAAAAGACAACTGCTGATTCATCTAATCCTGTAACAGTCCCTAAGACCGATAGTATACTAGCGGTAACAAGGGGAGGGCATCACTGCGCAAAAATAGAACAAAAATATAGAGGCATGGTAGAGTCTGGTGACACTACTAGTTTATATTACCCAACAAATAAACATCCTAAATATACTGAGGATGGAGCAAATGAATATAGCGTATATCCCGCGCCTACGAGTGTAGGTGGTTATACCGCTCAAATTTTATATGTAGATTATTCACAACTTGATGACGATAGTGAACTAAGAAATGCTGTTATATATTCAGCAGTTTCAAAAGAATTCGGAGTAAAAACGCTAACTAAGGTTGTAGACTGGACTAGCATTGCATTACCTAGTATAATATCAGAGCCTAGTTTTGGCGATAATTTAGTTGTTACAACCGCTCCTCCATCAGCCCCATCAATTGATAAAACTACATTAGATACATCTGCGTGGGTTGCACCGTCCTATGTTGCTCCTAGTTTGCAATTAGCGGATTTCCCAACTATTACTTGGGATTTTCCGTCTTCTCCTGTTGCTCCTCTATTGCATCTAATAGCATCGAAGATTGGACGAGTGCAACCCCGTCTTTCACGCCACCTCCTTCACCTTCGTTAGATTTTGCTAGTATGACTACTGATTTAGCTAATGAAGACCCTGAAATGGTTAGTGCTAGAAATCAAATGATTGCTACTCAAGTAAATGAATACCAAGCAAAAATGCAAGAATCACAAGCCATTTTTAATAAAGAAAATGCTTTATTCCAAGCTACTGTGCAAACGTACACACAAGAGGCTCAGTTATTAGACGCTAATGAGAATAGACAACTTCAGAAATTTGGCAATGAACTTCAAAAATATCAAGCTGACGTAGGGCAAGTAGTTAATTCAAATCAATCAGAGATTCAATCTTGGTCGGCTGAAGCATCTACAAAAGTGCAAGATTTTCAAGCAAGATTACAAAGTTCTTTAAATGCTTTTAATTCAGATAATACTAATTTTCAATCTGAAATTAATAAGTCAATTCAAAACGCTACTTTTGAACAAGCAGAGCAATCGGTATTAATGCAAAAATATCAATCAGATTTAAATAAATATCAACAGGAAGTAAACAAAGAAGTTGGTAACTTCACACAGAATCTAAATAAGAGTAGTCAAGAGTATGGTAGTAAGCTATCAAGATTCCAAGCAGAACTAGGAAAACAACAAGGTGAAATAGCAAAAATATCACAGGAGATTCAAGCTATGATGTCACAAGCATCATTATACGAAAAAGAATCATCTAAATATTACCAATGGGCTACAGCAGAGATACAAAAATTCATACAAAACAATGAAAGAACGACATCTAGAGCATTAACTCAACAAGCCTTACAATAAGGAGTAAGACATGGCAGACAGATTTTATATACAATACGCAGCATCAGCAACGCCAATAGAACAATTAGGAGCAGCTGATGGAACTTCAAGTACACGCCTTGTCCATAGCGATATAGATAAGACTGTTGGAGGAGGTAAAGAAATTGATTGTGGCGCATTAAAAACAGGTGTTGGATATACCGAATATCCAACTACGGCTGGTACTTCAGTTCACTTAGATACAATTTCTGATTTAACTTTAACAGGTGTTGATTTTTTAATAGTCAAAATTAAAGAAGCAGTCGATGATGATGGCGTTTGTGATTGTTATGTTGAAATAGGTGGTGTTAGACTATCTTACTTAAAACAGGTAGGAGATGCTTGTATGCTTAGACCTTTTGCAGCAGGTGGTAATACTATAAAAATATACTCAACTGCTGGTAAGCTTTGTAAAGTAGATATTATGTGGGGACTAGAAGCGTAATGACAGTTCAAGAAATAATGGAAAGGACTGGTACCAATGAGACAGGTCTTGTTATTGCTTGGATAAAGGATTCTATACATCTTATTCAATCTACATATAATGAGAATATAGGAACTTGGTCTACGGCTATTACTGATGGAACTAGAGATTATCCAATTCCTGCTAACCTTATTAAGGTAATGAGCATATCAGTTTTAGATACTCAAGATAAGCAGTATAAAAGAATTAGAAGAATTGTTCATCAACCTACTATAACAAAGGACAATGACCCAGAATGAGTAAAAACGTAGAGAATAGTTGGGCTTTTTATATTAGTGGACGGCAGATTCAGCTTTATCAAGTCGCCTATAGTAGTAGTGCTGCTGAAGGTGTAATAAGAGTACCTGAATTTTCTTCTGAAGCAAAATTAATATATCCAAATGAGACTATTGCTGAAGGTTTAATGTTCCAAGGAACAGCTTTCATAGAACCCTTTGTTGATATTGAGCCTAATGAACTTACAGGTGCGGGAGCGATGCCAGTTACAACTGAGGTCGCTGACCCCGATGAAACATCTCATGTAAATCTGAATAGAATGTTAACTTTAGCCTGTGTTGATTATGTTCAGGCTATGCTTGAAGATAGAAAAGGCGACATCGCTAAAAAGGAATATTATATAAAAGAATTTTATAGTAAATTAGCAGATAGTGAAAGTAATAAACGGAGGAATATAATGACTTTTCCAGTAAGTCCTTATGCTCTAAGATAAATGGCTACCCCGAATAGTATGACATTAGAAGAAAGAATGAATACCATTAATGGCGATGGTACGAGGGCGTATAGCTTTCAAGAAGCGTGTAATAAATATGTAAGAACGAACATAAGTGGTTATAGTGCTATAGGTTTAAATAAATATACACCAGAAGAAGCATTTTCAATCATTAGAGATAAGCCAGATATGAGGTCACATAGCCTACAAGAATTAATAAACGAAATGGGTGGATACGAATTAAATCAGTATACACCTAGAGAATCATTGAATAAACAAGCATCAATTACGGAAGGATAATGCCTACAACATTTACAACAACAACTAGTAACCCAACTAATACATTTACTACGACTACTGGTTTAGGCTCAAACGTATTTAATGTCCAATTCCCGACATCAACTCCTTCAGTATTTGATACCACAACTACTTGGATAGGAATTTGGAACTTGCTTAGTGCTTCACACACTTTTTCAAATCTAACAACTAATTGGGAGGCTGCTTAATGGCTAGTTTAACGGGAAGAGCAATAAATACATCATATAAAGACCTTATGACCTTAGCTGGTTCTACATCTGGTGAAGGAGTTTCTTCATCGTTTAAACAAGTGTTTGATGGGAATGGAGATGGAACTGCTATGTCATTGTCTTCAAGTCAACTTGGAGTAAGGGGAGACTTTGGATTAGATGGTATATCAGCATATGTATTTAAGAAAGCTAACGATACGCAATTTACTATTAATGCAGAAGGCGTTGTTGTGTTAAAAGAATTTTCTTCTGCGCCTTCACCCGTAGCAGGTGGAATGTACTTTAGTGGCACAGATTTTTATGTTGCTATTTAATGAGTTTAATAGTGAATCAAACAAAGAATTCTTCAGAAAAATTTGGAGAACAACAACAGGGTGTACAACACCTATTAGGGCTTGACGAGTTAGGTTATATAATTAAAATGATAGAAGAAACTAATCACTTAGGTAGACATTTAGAATTAGCTTTAAAATGTAAACTTAAACTTCAGGCTAAACTTAATAATATCATGAAATAAAAGGAGTTTTAAAATGGCTATATGGAGAAAACTACTACACGAAAATTCGCCAACGGCAGATTTCCCAACACTAAACCAAGGTACATCTGGTCTCGCGGCTACTGCTACTGCATTAGCTACTGCTAGAACGATAGGTGGAACCTCATTCGATGGAACTGCAAATATTGCAGTCGGCTTATCAGGAACTACTACGGCTTTAGCAACTGCTAGAACTATTGGAGGCACATCCTTTGACGGGACAGCTAATATAGCAGTAGGACTAGCTGGAACAGCAACAACTTTAGCTACAGCAAGAGCTATTAATGGTGTAAACTTTGATGGTTCAGCTGCTATTACAGTGACTGCTGCAGGTTCAACTCTTTCTGACGCAGTGGGATATTCAAGAGGTGGAACAACATTAACAGGATTTACGGCAGGAGATATTCTCTACGCAAGTAGTACAACGGCATTAGCAAAACTTGCAAAAGGAACAGCTAATCAAGTTCTTGCAATGAATAGTGGTGCGACTGCTCCACAATGGTCTGCTGCTACTTCAGGAGATGTTACTGGAGTCACAGCAGGTGCTGGTTTATCTGGTGGTGGTGGTTCAGGAGCATTAACTGTAACATTAGATTTAACTGAATTGGCGGATGGGACGGCAGACCTTGTACCTACAACCGATAAGCTTGTATATCTTGATGATGATGTTCAAAAGGTAATGGCTTGTGAAGATGTGAATCTTAGTGCTTTTGATAATGATTCAAGTTGGACATCATATGCTGAACCTGGAATATTCTCTGGCGGAGGAACACCTACACTAGCTAGTGGTGTTACTGCAGGAGAAATAAGAACCTTAATAGGCGCTGGTACTTCTTCTGCTGATGGTGATATAACAGGAGTAACAATCGTTACAGACTCAGGGTCTGGCTCTAAAATGTCAGATGCTTCTGGAAGTGCTGATTTCTCCATATTAGGTGCAACTGGCGTTGGGGTAACAAATAGTGGTAATACTGCCACGATAACAGCAGTTGCGGGTGAAATCGGTCTTACTAGTCTTAGTGGTTATACAGCGGCGGCTTATGCAAACGCTAGTTCAGTTGGAGCTTCAAGTATTGTAACCACAGGAACTATTTCAAGTGGTGGTTGGAATGCTACAGCTATTCCTGTAGGCAAGGGAGGAACTGGTGCAACAGCAAAAACGGGTACAGGAAGCAATGTACTGTCTGGAAGTCCTTCATTTACTGGGACAGCGGCATTTCCGGCTCAAGGGGTAGAGATTGACGGTGACTTAGCTATAACCGTAGAAAGTGTAATAGCAGTTAATAGGGGTGGAACTGGAACAACAGCAACAACAGGGAGTGGAAATAATGTCTTGTCAGCGTCCCCAACTTTTACAGGAACTGCGCTTGCAGCTAATTTAACTTTATCTGGGAATTTAAGTGTATCGGGTACAAGTACCGTTGTTAATTCTACAGTTGAAACTGTTAGTATTACTGATGCGATGATTAAGCTGAGAGCAGGTGCTGTTTCTTGGACTGATGCTGGTATCATATTTGAAAGAGGTGGAGCAGCAGTTGCTGGTAATGGTGGTGTTGCATCAACTGCCGCTAGAGATGCCGCGATGTGGTATGATGCAGGAACTGGTCATTTTTCAGTAGGTGAAGTTGATGCTGGTTTGAATGAAGTTGACAATGTACCAGATGACATTTCTAATTATAGTAACACTGCAAACATTCATCAAATAGCATTATGTTCGGTATCGACATCGGCTGGTTCTGATAAATTTGCTCCTATTGGCAGTATACACGTTGATAGTGACGATGATAGTGGGACACCATATATTAGAGTATCTTAAATAACACAGGAGAAAAAAATGGCTGAAAAACAAAAGTCTCAAGAGGATTTTGTTCCTTCATATATGCTTAAACTTGAACCGTTGGAGGCGTTTGTTGTATTGCAACTAATCAATTCGGCTTCATTAACTGGCAAAGATGTTGATAACATATATCATCTAAAACAGAAGATTCAAAAGGTTCTTAATAAACACGAAGACAAAACTGGAGAATTCGTTGGCTATGCGCCTGAAACTCAAGCAGTTGCAGCGAATCGGGTTTAAGAAATGGCTGTTTGGAGAAAAGTATTACACGCCAGTAGCCCAACTGCCGATTTTCCTACTTTAAATCAAGCAACAACTGCACAAGCTGGGACAATATCTAGTCAAGGTTCTTTGGCTACATTATCCACAATTAGTAATTCTAATTGGAACGGCATAGACCTATCAGTAGCAAATGGTGGGACTGGTGCATCTACTGCATCAAGTGCTAGAGCTAATCTTGGTCTTACAATAGGTTCAGTATCAAATGGTGCAACAACTATTCCGACTGGTAACGATGTTCACGACTTCGTTGTTGTTCAGGGTTATAGCACAGCAACAGGTGTTGCAAATAATGCTGATGTAACTGGTTCTAATCCTTGTTCACAACCATTAACTACTGGCACACAGACTATTGCTGGTGCTAAGACATTTTCGAGTCCATTAACTTGTACTACTATTAATACAGGTCAAGGTGCTACTGAAGTCCATCTTATGAACCAAGATTTGCAGGACACTTCTGATGTTCGGTTTGGTGATGTCAGAGCAGGTGAAGGTGACTTTACTAGTTTCATAATAGGTGGAGAAGATGGTCTTCATACTGGTAGTACCATAAGTAATTTTACAACTCTTGCTTTCTCATCTCAATGGTATGCTTCAGCTCAAAAATGGTATAGTTGCAGTAGTTCTTATGGGGCTAATTATTATAACTGGAATAAAGCTTGGACAACTGCAGTCCCAGATAATTGGGATTATGCTCATGCTACTAGTTCATTAAAATCTTATGGTATGCCCATTGTTGTTCCCATATCTGGGACAATACACAGTTGGGGATGGCATGGGGTTTTCAATTCTAGCGCTACTTATTATTTTCGTATATTGAAGGGTGACCCTACATATGGTAACTCACAAACAGGAATAGCTATTAGTACTGTTGGCACAGAAGTTTCAACTAGTGCCACTGCTGGTAGGTTTGTTAAAGTAGAGTCTGCTTCAACTCAGGCAGTTACTAGAGGAGATATAATAGTACCTGTTATGAAAAATAATAGTGCATCTACATCTACTAAATATGGAAGAGGGCAGTTTTATATAACATTTAAAGTAGATTCAGATTTCTAGGAGACAATATGGCAAGACCAACAAAATTTTCGGCAATCAAAGGTAAGGCTTTAGAATCTATTTCTGAATCACAGACAACTAAAGATTTAGCTCTCCTAGAAAAGCTTTCAGCTGGTCATACTGATTCATTAGAAATGGCTTTGATAAAACAATTAATGATAAAAGTAGATGCTATCATAGCAGATGTAGATACTATATCTTTGACTCCTGGACCCAAAGGTGATACTGGGAGTACTGGAGCAAAGGGTTCAACTGGCTCAGCAGGTTCAAATGGTAGCAATGGCGCTACTGGTGCTAAAGGCACTACGGGAAACACAGGTAGCGTTGGAGCTACAGGAGCGAATAGCACAGTAGCTGGACCTACAGGAGCTACAGGAAGTGCAGGTTCTGATGGTACTGATGGAAGTAATGGAAGCGCTGGTGCTAAGGGAGATACAGGAAATACTGGAGCTACTGGGGCGGCAGGCTCTAATGGTACAAATGGCTCGGCAGGTGCAAAAGGTTCTACAGGGAGTCAAGGTGCAACTGGGGCGGCTGGTGCAA